CGGCTTTCAGATCCGACGCCGCCTTTTCCTTCTCGGCGGCTTTCATAACGCGTTGCGTTTCCAGCTCGGCAGAGAATCGCTTCAGTGCGTCAGAGCCGATGATGTCGCCGACAGCCCGCGTGCTTGTTGCGATCCCGCTGGCCGCGATGTCAGCCGCTCCCTGGAGCGCGTCCATAACGCCCACGGCCGCGCCCGCGGCTGCCGGCTTTGCACCCTCGGTGGCCATGGCTTTCAAGACGTCTGTAATACCGACGTCCTCACCGGCCTTCTTTTTGGCTTTCAGCGCAGCACCGATTCGCTTGTTTGCCTCCTCAGCGGCACCCCAAGTCGAATCGACTACAGCGTCCCAAGCTTTTGAGGCCGAGGTCTTGAGGTCAAAGTCTTGGAACTTGTCTTTGATACGCCCAAGCAGGCTGGTTTCGTCCTGATACGCCTTCACCTCCTTGGCGTAGTCGTCCTCAAGCTTCGCCTTGACGTCTGCCGGTGCGTCAACGCTGGACATGATCTGACCCTCAAGCTCTTTGAGTCGATCGCGACGTGATACCTCGGTGTAGGGCTGAGTCGGGTCGAAAACTGGCTTTGCAGGTGTGGAAGGTGCCGACTCAACTTCAGTGTATGGTTGAGTCGGGTCGAAAACTGGCTTTGCAGGTGTGGAAGGTGCCGACTCAACTTCAGTGTATGGTTGAGTCGGGTCGAAAACGGGTGTAGTTGGCATGTTACTCAGGAAGGTAGGTTACACCGTCGGGTTGCAAGACAAAAGTGACACCGCCCTGCCGGACACGGGCTGCTTTGGTGGGTCCTGTTTTGACAGCACCCATCGGAGTCGGTGTCCCTGTAGCGGTCACCGCTGCGTCATATGACTGCTTGGTGTCTGGCGTAGAAAGAGAAGAGATGTCCTGCCAAACAGTCTCAGCTGTGACAGGTTGATCGACGGTCGCCGGCAGGATAAGCTTACTGGATGGGAACCCTTGGAAGGTATCATGCCCAGCTTCAATCCAAGCGCTCATTTCCATCTTTGCGTTGATGATGCGATCGAACGCCGCTTGGATCTTGATCAAGCGGTCGATGTTCTCTTTCTCAGAAGCGAAGCGGTCGAAAGCTGTCTTGAAGAAACGCTCACCCTCTTTTTGGGTAAACTGAGCACCGTAAATGGCGCGAAGCTGAGTCTGGAGTGCCGTTTGCACTGCATTCATAGCGTCTGCACGGCTGCGGACCCACTTGTCTGGGATCATGCCTGCAACAAGGCCTGATGTAGCACCCCATGACTCTTTTAGAATATCCAGAGCCTTGGTGATCTGAGTCTTTGAATTCTCGTAATTCGCGACATCGGTAGGAAGTGTCTCAAGCGACTTGATCATACGGGTGTCAAGCGCCTTCTGAAGCTGAGATACCTTTGTTGGTGCCTTGTAACCTTCTGCACCGATAACGCCAGACGGAAGTTCACGGACGGCGATTTTCGCGCCAATCGCGGACATAGGATTTCCGGTTGTCGGGTCGACGGTGTAGTTTTGGAGAAGTGCGTTACCCTTATCATCCGTCCCCATGTAAACGGGGACAGTCTGAGGCTTGGACGCCAATAGACGTGCGGTAGGGGTTGTGGTTGTCGTGACAGTAGCTCCTTCAGCTGTGGGCGTGAGCGTCTGGATTACTCCGGGGGCGATTTCACGTGTTCCTCCGGCCTCAAATTCCTGAAGGATTTTGCGGCGGAGAGGAAGTGTTTCGGCAGTTAGTTTCGCCTCTTCGGCCTGATTTTGAGCTGCAAGTTGAAACAGCTGGTTCTGTTTGGCAGCTTCCAGTTGAAGCTTCTGCGTTTCTGCAATAGAAGCAAGACTGTCAGCTTGAGAACGAAGCTGAGCTGCACGCGTCGGGTCAGTCTCAGTCCGGTATGCCTTTTCAAGGTCCAAGATGTCTGAGCGCGTCTTAGCCAGCCTTGTATCTGCCTCAAGCGTAGCAGCAGACAGCTGGTTGGCCAAAATCTTTGACTTAGTAGCCTCGCGTTTTCCTTCAATATCAACAGCAGTCTCTTCCGGGAGGGTTGCGGCCTTAGTTTCTGTAATGCGCTGGTTGGCCTGCGCGGTCTTGGTCTTCGCCGCCTCCTGGGCGATCCGGAATGGTGTGTTGAACGCCTGCTCGACGTTCTCTGCGCCCATGCGCGACGCTTCTAGGACCTGGGCGACGTTGAATTTGCCGAGGTTCTCGATGCCGGTCGGTGCAACCGGCATGACGTTCAGACGGAAACCACCTGTATTGAGTGCCATGGTGAGAAATGATTAGGATGACTTTGGTGCCCAGCTCGGAGCTTGGTATGAACCCCAAGGGTTGGCGGCTTGGAAGTTGGGTGATGAGTAGGTCTGTCCACCGGCAGCAATTGCCGGGTTATACCCGGTGGACGCCGGGTGGTTGGGATCTTTGAACAGATCTTTGAACATGATCGCGCTGCCAATACCGCTGCCGACGCCAGAGAGCCCGCTGGCGATGGCGTTAGCTCGTGCCTGTGCGGCGTTTGCTTGAGCTTGCGTCTTGCTGATGTTGAACTGATTTGCAGCGTTTAAGTCGGCAACCGCGGCAGACGCTAGGCTGCCCGGGCTAAGTCCAGACTCAGGTAGTGGATTCAACGCAAGCAAGCTCGCGGCCTTTGCCTGACGCTGATTGGTGAGGTCCATGGCCGTGAGCCCAAGGCTGGCGGCGGTGATCGGTCCTGCAACGCCAGATAGCCCGCTGGCGGTGGCGCCCGTGATCGAGCGCTGAGCGACCTGCCGTGCAACGTCCGGGCTGATCTGGCCATTCATGGCCAGCTCGTTCGAAACCTGTGTGGCAAGCTCCCTGCGGGCCTTAGCCACGTCGGGCGTCAGCTCGGCTTCCAGCGCCAAGCTGTTGATTGCGTTCTCACGCGCTACGGTCTGCGCACGTTTCTGGAGTTCATCCAGATCGATACGTTCATACGTGGTTGACCCTGCGATCTTGGCCGCGTCTTTCGCGCCCTTCGCGCCGATGGCCGCGGCGCCGACTGCGCCCGCCGCCATTGCTGCTCCTGCTGCTACTACTCCCATGGTATTTGTTGATTAAAGGATTACGGATAGCCGACGAAGACTTTCCAGACGGCGTCGGTGTTGGCTGTCGCGCCGGCGATCGCGTCGCGGATCTGCTCGGTGGCATCGCGGAGTCGTGTGGTTGTAACTGAAAGTGCGGCGGTTGAACTTCGGAGGGTTTCCGTCCCATCACGCAGGGCCCCGACCTCGCCTTGATCGTAAACGGCTCCGATCGGCAGGCCGCCGATGACACCCCCTGCCGGAGTGATGGTAGGAACTGGGATCGAAGCGATTGAACCGTTGGCCGGAAGGTTACCCATGGACTGCGGAGGGGCGAGCTGGGGGAGGCTACCGTTGACACCGAATAGGGTTTCGACGTTCAACTTCTGAGCCTGGCTGATGCCTGTGAGGGTTTGCACGCCGCGTCCATCGCAAACCAACCAACCGTTGTTGATGTCGTCGCCGGTCACGAATGACAGCTTGGTGTCTCCAACCTGAATGTCGCTGATCGGAAGGTATTTGCCCTGGCTGATGCTCCACACCTTGAACATGTTCTGGTTGGTGTTGAAGAACAGCCCCTGATCGCTCGCCGGGTCAACAGTGCCTTGGATGAAGAAACTGACGTTGGCGAGGTCGATTGAGGCTTCAACGAACTGACTCCACAGCTGGAAGAGCTGGTTGATGTTGAGCGCTTGAACGCCAACAGGCACTGGCAGAGGAGTGATGTTGATCGGAATCCTGGACATGTGTGTAAAGGTAGCAGCGCTGCGGGTGTGGCGTCAAGCTACGGGCGCGGTGTAGTCTTCGTCGATGAAAGCCGGCTCGATCGGTGTGAACGCCTCGGCGGCGGTGTCGTCAACGGCGGTGTAGGTCGGTGTTGCACCAGAGATTGACTCCGGGCGCACTCCGGCCGGCTCCGGGAGGATCTTGAGGCCTGACTCTGATTCCGGCACTGAGCCCTCCGTGTTGTCGGCCTGGGCATCCGTAGCAATACGGTAGGCGAGGAGCCCTCCGACACCGCGGAACCGGAGGGTTAGTCCGAACGCACAATCGATGCTGTCAGTCTTGTCAGATTCTACTCCGACGGAATCACAACCCTCAATCTCACCTCGGACATTCTCGCTGATGATCGTGCGGGTTTGCTTTCGGAAGTTCATCGAATGCGTATCGTTGGTAAACGGGAAGAACTCAGGAGTTGGCGTGAGGATGCTGCCAGGTGCCGCCGTGACGTTGGTGTCAAGGATGTCATGGTATTGCCCACGCAGGCCCTTCCAGGACGCACGGACGTTCAGGTTCCCGCGGATCTGCGTCAGTTTGAGCGCCAGGAAACGGAACACGGAATTCACGAACGGGTTATCCGTGACCGGGTGCATCTTTGTTTCGATCGCCCATGGGATTTCGTGACCGTTGTCAGAACGGTTTCCCTGAAAACCCTCCCAGATGCGGGCGACGCCGTCGTTGTCCATAGACAGGGCAAAGGTGCGGGTTTCTCCTAGAACAACATCGGTGCCCCACTCGACCGGGTTGATTCCCGTCCAAACCCCCTGCCATGCAATGATGCCACCTCCGGAGGCCTGGACCGGGATTGTGTTCTTGTCCAGCACCTGGGTTTGCTTGTTGTAGGCACGGCCGTTGATCGTCGAACCTACAGGAACGCTCCAGAGTGCGTAGGAATCGCGGCCGCCGGCGCATGCCATGGTTGGATCAGGCGACATGCGTCGCTTGCTGATTGCAAGCTCGGTGTCCATGGGTGGCAGGGCCTGCGTGGAAACAACGGTGCCGGCGCTGTCGAAGCTGACAATTCCGTCCTGAGAATACCAGTGCAGGATGCCTCGGTGAACGGTAACGGATTTTCCGGCAACGCAGCCGACGCCAGAGAATACCTTGCGGACGAAATCTGGGGTTCCCTGCCACCCACCACTGTAGTAGGTTGTGCCGGTGGATGAAACAAGGTCGGGCTGTCGCTTGAGGACGCCTGATGCGATCGTCCACGCAGAGTTGCGGGTGAAAACCCACACTTGAGACTGTTGAAGGCCGGACGTTCCACGATCGATCATACCAGTGATCGTGTCTTCGAAATTGATAACCGGGACGTTCGCCAGGACCATCTCTTCTGTGAAGGAAATTGGGTCATTGATGTCGGACGCAAACACTTGGGTTCCGGATGCGACAAACAGGCGGTTGCCAGACCACGCCATCCATTTACCGATCCGCGTCTGGTTGTAGCCGGACACGTAGATCGTATTTCCATCGGCGTCGACCTGTGTGAGCTTAGCTGGATTGAGGTGGCCGCCGTAGGTTCCATTGTAAAACCCGGCTCGACTGGTTCCGTCCTGAAGCATCAGGTATTTCCGCGGTGCGATCGGGGTCGGGACGCCGTTCACCATCTCGGACGATTTCACACACACGGCCCATGCGATCTGATCCACTGTAGGATCGAACTGTAGCCCGACGACTTGCTGCGGGGTGGAAAACCAGGAGTTTCCGAGAGCCCTGGCTGTCCAGACGGAACCCGAAATACCGAAAACGATTTGCGCGACATCGTTTGTCGGGGTAAACAAAACCATGAACTGTGGGTGGATAGTGGGTTTTCCAGATGATTCCCACCAGGTTTTGAATGGCTCCTGCGTGATGTCGAAAGTGATGCGGGTTTTATACCCGGGGCGCGTTTGCCAGATTCCGCCCTTGCACACTGCGTTTACGGCCCAACGAACTTGCGTGTTCTTGAGGAGCTGTGGCTCCAAGTAGGAGTTCACTCCATCGGGGAACGTCTGGGCGTCGGTGTAAAGGCGGGTCTGCGTTGCGCGTTGCATGGTCGAAAGCTTAGATCAGATGCGGGCGGTTTGTCCAGAGTATTGGGTCCCGACATTTGGGACCGAAGGTGTTTGGTATCGAAGGCCGTGAATGGGTTGATTGGCACGCTGGCGCGTATGCCTCGCCTTAACCGCGTTCGCGGCCAAAGGGGCCAACCAACGTCGGCGCCGAATGATCGGTCCCAACACCAGCCATTCCGGAACTTCCTGAGGGCGTCAATCTATTTTTTCCGGTGATACGTTCTTCCATCTTTCAAACTGTTGTATATGCAACAACTTCCGCAACTGGATAAATCTCATATCACTGTTTCACGATATGACGAAATCAGGCTGATTTCTGGCCAGATCCTCGCATCAACATATCCGGATTCGTTGATATGAAATGGAGCCGCACCCCGGGATCGAACCGGGCGTGACGTGGTTTTGCAGGCCACCGGATTCAGCCAGCTTCCTCGTGCGGCGTGGAAATGGCGGAGGAGGTGGGATTCGAACCCACGGAGCCTTTCGGCCCGACGGTTTTCAAGACCGTTGCGATAAACCGCTCTGCCACCCCTCCAAAGAACAAAAAACCCGGCCTGGCGCTGTGGATGCGCATGGTGGCGCCACCACGCGCAAAAACCGCTTGACACCGCCGCCCCCGCTCGCGTAGTCTCGTGCTATGACTCAACCCACCGAGCAAAACCGGGGTGGGTGTCTGGTGGGTGGGGGGCTGCCGGAGGGTTTCCGCATTCGCGGCTGGCGGGGCCCGACACGTATCCTGCAAAACCCTCCCAGCGCCACTGGGCGCCGGGTGGCGCCGGGCGGCGGGGCCGGTGGCCCGCCACAAAACCCCATTGTTCAAAACCCTCCCGGCGCCAGGAAGCAATGTTCTACGTGGAACGGGTGGCGCTGTGGGTAGCGCAAAACCCGTGGCGCAAAAAATGCTTGACACCCGCCCTCCGCTCGCGTAGTCTCGTGCTATGACTCAACCCGCCCAGCAAGGCCCCTCATGTACGCAAAACCCGCCGAAGCTTGTCCCTGCGCCCGGCCGGCGTGCTGCATACGAGGCTGCTAAGCTCGATTACCTCGATCTCGACCGGAAAAAACCCGACTACGGCCGGCTGGCTCAGCGGCATGGTGTTGATGTTGCAGTGCTTATGCAACAGGCGACACGGGAGAACTGGGATTCCCTCCGTGCGGCCGCCCTGGCCCAGCGCGATCTCGGGGCGTCCGGGCTCCGGCTGGAGGCGGTGCAGCGGGTAGACCGGGCGCTCGTCGGGCAGATCGAGGATGTGGCGCGAGTGGCTGGACGGGCGTACATCGATCTGATCGAGCAGATCGCGGCGATGCCGACGGACGAGGCGGCATCCGAGCCGGAGGCTAACGAGAAGCTTAAAACCCAGGCTTTCAAAACCCGCGAAGGCCCCCGCATAAAACCCGCGCTCTTGATCAAGGTCCAATCACTCAATGCGGCCACGGAGGGTTTTTCAAAATTTGCCCTGAGCCTCCGCGACCTGGGGATGGTTCTTGTTCCCGAGAAAACCCTGCCAGAGTCGGGCACGCCGGGTGGTAACGGCTCGCTCCCTCCCGGGACACTCATACAGATCAACCAAATGTTGGCCGGCGTTACTCCGGCTCAGGAAATGCCGCCCCCACCGCCGCCCCCGCCTCCCCCGCCTCCGGGCCGTCCGTGAAGACTTTGAGCAGGAAAACCCGGTCATCCGGCTGATGCGTCAGTCCCTGGTGTCGCTCCAAGCGCCACCGATCTTCGGCATGTCGTCGTCGAACCCTGACTCATCCTGTCCGGTCATCCGGTCGATGTCCGGCTTGAGCGACAGGCGGAAGCTGGCCGCCGGCGCCACCGTGCTGGCAAAGCCACGCTGTGCCCAGGCCTCCAAGTCCATGTCGGAGTCTGGTGGCTCAACCACAGTGCCGGCCGCCTTGGGCCGCAATTGGTCTTCCCGGGTGCGGCATGCGTGAACCAGCATCGTGATCGCGTCGGCGCGGTCGGGGCTGGAATGGCCACGGGCCTTGAATGCGTCCTTGGGCTCCACAGTCCGGCGCTTGCTGCGGGTGGTTGTGCGGCCGCCGCGTCGGCTGGACAGCTCCTCGATCGCCTTGGGCTCGACGCCACGGCCGATGCGGATGCAGTCGAACTCCATGAGCCGCGCCATCGCGAACCACAGCTCGGAGTTGATCCGGTCGAACATCATGTCCGGCGTCTCGGTGTCCTCCTCGGCGATCTTGACGGTCGAGGGTTTTTCGCTGTAGTGGATGCCACAGATGTCCACCGGCTCAGCCGCCTGCGGGTTATTCGGATTCATCCCGAAGACCTTGACCCGCCACTGGCGGCGGACGATGTCGTGCACGCCGGTGCCGGCGCCGGTGCGGTCGATCGCGAAGCACTCAGGTTTGATCTTGAGGATCTTGATGCGCTCGAACAGCTCGTCGGCCAGGTCCTGGGTGTCGCCACGGGGCAGGATGCCGACGCTATCGATCTGCAAAACCCAGCGTGACTCTGTGAGCATGTGTGTTTTCCCGGCGAAGTCGATCCATGCCTTTGCCTTGCCGAAGCGGCCCACGGCCAGCGCCGGCAAGTCACCGGTGAAGGCCGGGTCGAAGCCGGCGTAACCCGTCGTGACCCCTTCGAACAACCACTCGCCCATCGAATTGTCGATCCAGTGGCGTGCGATGATGCTGGCCATGCTGCCCTTTGGTGGGAACATACCGTAGACCTGGGTGTAGACCTCGGGCGCTTCGTCGTCGCCGCCGGCGCCACGGATGATAGTCATGACCTTATCGTAGTCGATGAGGCGCGGGTAGATGACCCGGCGCTGCTGGACGTTCTCCGTCAGCATGGCGTTGAGCCGGATGACGTGCCAGCCGGTCTCCGAGGTCCACTCCTCGTCAGTGTGTGTGATAGTCCCCCACCCGCCAACAGGTTTGCAGTTCATGCCATACCTGGAAAACTCGTCCGACGGGTTCGCAGCACAAATGATTTTCAAATGCTCGTCGGATTCTTTATTCGACATGCCATTGAGAAGCTGTGGCCACAGGTTGACCGGAACCTGTTGAGCTTCGTCGACCAAGATTCGTACACGACTGGATGCCCCAAAAAGCGGGTGTGGCGCTCCGGGGCGAGGTTTGCACTTAGCGCCCTTGAGTTTCGCACCATCGGATCGGGTGCGGTCCAGAGCCACCTGGAAAAAACCCATACCTCTGCGCTTGTCAGTGGACAGAGTCTCTGAGTCAAGGTTTCCAGGGAGCGGGAGCGCTGACTCCTGGTAAAACCTGACCAAGTCACCAAATAAGTTTCGCTTGAGATGATCCGAGTCCGGACCAACCAGCATAATATAAGTCCAGTCCGGGTCGAGAAGCCAGTCAAGAAGTGCCCAAGCCGTTGCGGAGTAGGTCTTTCCGAGACTAGCTCCGCCCATGATGTTGGTAAGGCAGTTATTAGAGATACCGTCCCAAATAAGCTGGACGGAGTGGGGCTGTGCCGTAAATTGCGCCTCACTCCACAGGATGGCCGCCGCGGCCTCGTAGTCTCGGGAGTAGAGGAGTCGGTAAAGGTAACGCTGGGCGACCTGGTAGAGATCGGCGGTGCCTCGGGCCTTGGGCGGAAGGGTTTTGTCTTTGCTGATCCAGTCGGCGAAGGCGTGGTCCTGCAACATGATCTGCACCGCCTCCACCAGGTGCACCGGGTCTCCGGCCTTGGCCTTGGCGAGGTGGTGGTTAATGCGGCGGTAGAGGCTGCGCTGTTCGTCGGTCATAGCTTGATGGGTTCGATGTTGTAGAAAACCCTGAGCCCGGCGGTGGCGCCGGTGGCGCCGGTGCCGATGATGACCGCCGCTTGAACGCGGACGCGGTTCGGGTGGGTTTTGGTGGGCATGGATGGAAGATACAGGATTTTTCACAACGAAGTCAACCTTTCTCCTATCCAGCGCCACCAGCGCCACCCAGCCCCGCCTGCCGGCAGCTCCGGCGACCATACAAGCTTGACTTGAACTGTCGCCGGCGCCACCGTCGGGGCATGGAAGTCACAGAAAACATGCTCCGGATACCTACACTGGCGGCCTCGAAGGTTTGGGCGCGGTGCGGTCGTTGTCCTGCATTCGGCTTCGAGGACCTACGGAGCATTGGGCTCGAAGCTTTGATGAAGTGGTGTTCTGAGCACGACGAGCCCGACCCGAAGAAGGCCTGGGGCCGGGCCTACGCCCGCGTCTACGGTGCGGTCCTGGACGGACTGCGTCGGGAGGACTACCTCGGACGCCGGACCCGGGCCCGTGCGCGGAAGATCAAGGCTGTTGACGGCTGGGAATGCTTGTCACCTGTGGCGCTGGCTAGTGCAACAGGAATTCCCGTTGCTGCTGTCAGGGACACCCTACGGCAGATGAGCCGGACTCTAGTCAACATCGACGACGTCCAAATTTCTGAGGAAAAACCCTCCGGACTTCCGCTGGAGTTGCTGGACAACATCGAGGAGAAGGACAGGGTTTTCCTATTGAGGGTTTTCGGTGAGGATGGGCCGGCAGTCATCGCGACAGAGATGGGGCTGACGCAGTCGCGGATTTCCCAGCTGAAGCTTGCGTTGATCCGTAAATACCGTGTAAAACTTCGCGCTCTCCTCTGATGACCAGGTGTTGGGCCCCTACATGTCGGGCCCCGCCAGCCGCGAACGCAGAAACCCGCCACCAGCGCCTGCCCGGCGCCACCAGCGCCTGCCCGGCGCCACCCAGCGCCACGCCCGGCGCCACCCAGCGCCACCCAGCGCCACGCCCGGCGCCACCAGCGCCTGCCCGGCGCCACCCCGCGCCACGCCCGGCGCCACG